CGCCATCATTATCAGCCGTACCGTCTGGCTCTGGTACGTCATCTAGTGATTTCTCGTCTAGCTCCATCGCCGCTAATTCCTCTGGTGTTAGCATGTCTGTGTAACCTGTATCAACCGCCATTTAAGTCTCCTGTCTTATTGTTGTTAGTGGGTAATAAGCCCATTTCCGCTGCTACTTTAGCTTTGGTCTGTACTGACTGAGCGCGTACATGCTCAGCCTTAACCTCTTTCCACTTAGCGTCTGCTTCTTTGCGCGCAGCTTCGGCATTGCTTAGACGAAGTTGTGTCTGCATCTCAGCTTCCTGCTGTGCTGCCTGCTGCTGCTTAGCCGCTTCTCGCTGCTGACGCTTAGCTGCATCCTCTGGTGTTGCATCATCTGCTGGCGGTTCCTGTCCAGTAATGGCACGAATACGCTCAACGATAGTTTTCTTGTTCGGTATATCTGACATATCTACGACTAGGTCTAGCATAGCCATGGAAACATCTGGAGGAAGCTGACCCATCATCTCCATCATCTTCTCGAACATTGCTTGTCGCATGGTGTCCCTATAATCAACTTCTGACAGCATGAAGTCATGCCGTGTCTCTGCAATGTCATTGATGATGCTGCCGTCTGGCGCTTCCATATTAAGCTCTAGGTACTGCCACCTGCCGTCTTCACTGCGCACCCTGACAACCTTCTCGTCTGAGTACGCCTGCTCTGCTAAAGAAAGAAGAAGTTCACCCTCTAGTTGAAGGAACAGCATGTAGTTATCGAAGACTTCTGTCGTGACAACTGTCGACTGGTCTTGTCTTGTGAGTATTGCCTTGTTGCTAGCATAGGGACTGCCTGCACCAAGGCTCTCACTATTAACACCAGTAGTAAGGAAAATAGCTGCCTTGTCCTCGTCCATCAAGTTGATGTGGCTGTCAGCAAGAACGGTGTCTGTGTGAAGCTCAAACCGTGCATTTCTTCTGCCGTCTAACTTTAGTACAGCATCAGCACGAGGTAGTTCGTCCTCTATATTGTCCCACCCAGCAGGGGATAGCGCGTCAGCGTCAGCAATCACCCTTGTTGTGGACAATATGTGTATAGCCTTAGACCTGCGCTTATTTAAGTCGTCCTGTGCCCCAACCGCTGGGCGAACAACTCCGTATGGCATGTTGTCGCGTTTGCGCCTGTAGCAGAAGAATGGAACAAACGGGAACCTGTTATGCTTGTACGGGCTTGGGTGCTCTTTCAGTAGTGTTAAGGCAGGGGAGCCGACCGCAGTACCTTCCTCAGCAACAAACAACGCGGTGTATACACGCATTGTGCGAACTTCGACTAGCTCTGCCTCACCGTGCATTAGTTCTCCCTCAAGTATAGGGACTAAATCATCAACAATCTGGTCTTCGTAGTACCCGTCAAATGTGCCGCCGTCTACCTTATTGGATACCTTAGGTATGCGGAACCAGCCCTCAACAAGCCTAACCAGTTCCCTGTTAAGTTCTACCGCATTTATGCCAGCGCCAGGTACTGTTATAGATGCTGCTGGGTCATATCCAGAAACAGCAGTGTTATTTGACGTGGCTGCTGCTCTTATGTCAGCTTCCTTATTCGGGCACAGTGCTACGGCTGTATCAACATCAACTATCTTAGACCTAAATAGATACCGTGCTCCTGTAAGTGTTCGGGTAGTGTCTCTGTAGTCGAACCATATATTGCGCCAGTCCTCGTACACCACCTTGACTGGTTCTTCGTCGTCGAAGTCAGAGAAACATACCTCTACCCAGCCCTCACCAGAACAAACACCATCCTTGAAGGCACGGCTGTTTTCGGCTTTTATGTAACTTGTTGTGTGCAGATACTTCAGAAGGTTAGTCTTAGCTACGCCAGCCTCACTCAAAGACGAGTCAAGTTCTCGCGGGACAACAGAGAAATCTATTCTTGTTCTGCGCTCTGTACCAGTAAGCCAATTAACAACAGGCGCAATTACGTTGAATACTAACGGAGCCTGCCCGCGGTTCATGAGCTCTGCTATCTCAGCGTCTGTCCACTGAATGCCGTCATAATAGTCCTCATCACGGGCACGTTCTGCTCGGGATGCTGTGTGTAATGTGTAAGCCTCGCGCCACCAGTCTGCGGCTAAGTCCTCTAGCTTCTGGGCAGTGTCAGGTACATTCATTATGTGTGTCCAGTATGGCTGCGGCTTCTAGCATGTCGCGCCGTACCTCGTTGTGGTACGCATCCTTGCAGTGTTCTTTGCCAAAGAAGAAGTCAATTAGTGCAGCAAAGCGCCTTGCTGCCGTACTTCCCATGACGGATAGTAGGTGCGTGTAGCTGCTGACCGTGAAACTTGGCTGTGTATACAGAATACTGCCGCCAAGTTGGTCTATGCCGTAAGCCACAGAGTAAAGATAGTTGCTCTTATCCTTGGCTGAGATAGCCCTGTAAATGAACACAGGGAGCCCTAATATCAAGATTAGGGCTATTGCAATAAGTAACAATGAGGCGCTCTTTAATGTCTTCATGTGGCGAATTGTACCGTAAATCAAATAGTCCGCCAACTACTACGTGTGCCCTTACGCTTCCCCTTACGCTTGCGCCTAGACGATGGTACTACAGGTCTAGCAAATGTTAGTGCCAAGGCATCAGCCCTATCTGGGGAAGGAAGCCCGTGCTTCTTCATGTCCTTCTTAGCCACCAAGAGCATCTTGTTCTTGGAGTCGAACATGTACTCTTGCGCTATTAGCTGCTCAAGAAGGTCTGGGTCGTTAGGTATATCGCAGCCGTCCTCGATGTGCTTGCGCATTAAGTCCCAACACTCAGCACGTTTGTTGGCATACTTATCTGGGTCGAGAAGATGGAATGACGTAAGCCCGAAGTTTACCTCGTCTACCATGTGCCCTAGCTGCCTTAGCCTGTCCACTACACCGCCGCCTACACCGCCGCCATCGACGAACACGGCATCTGGGCTATGCTCCAATATTGCCTCTGATACAATATCTGCAAGCCCCATTGTGTCCACTCCCTTATAGGCTAGTGGCTCACTGTGCTTGCGCCCCCTGCGCATGTAAAGAACACTCTCGTCGTCACCGAAGCGGGCTACGTCCACGCCAAGTATCAACGGCTGTCCCTCAACCGCTTCGTCAGGAATGTCCTCGACCATGGCAGCTTCGATAGCGTCACGCCTAATTAACTGGGAACTGCCAGCAACAGGGAACTCCCCACGTACACGAACACGAACAAAGTCGCTGTCGAAGCCATAGTCAGATATCCACTCATCAATCTGTGACCTATTAGCCATCATAGCAAAGCGGCTGTCTACTGTGTTATTGCCCCACCTGTGAGAGAAGCGGTTGAAGCAATCATAGAATGCGCCAGAGTTGCGGGTAGGGTTCCCAAAGCTGCACCACATAGCGCCAGGGGTGGTCATTGCACCTTCGGCTGTGTCCCAGATAGCTTTGTCAATACCAGAGGCTTCGTCGAAGATGATTAAAACATTCTCGTCATGGGTACCAGCGAATGCGTCAGCGTTGTTTATAGACCATGGAATAGCATGTGCAGCCCATGTCTCTGGGTGCTCGGTCAAATAAAAAGAGGTCGCCGTCCATGTGAACCAGTGCTTGTTGCGTAGAACATTGTGCCACTTGGATAGTTCGCGCCATGTCTTTGTGCGCAACTGTGTCTGTGTGTTTGCAGTAACAACTATCTGCGGGTGAGGTCGGGTGCTGGCAAACCACTGTATCAACCAAGACACTAATGCTGACTTACCAACACCGTGCCCTGCTTTAGTTGCTTCGCGTATAGCAGACGCTGTCGCACCGTCATTAGCGCCTGACTTTAGCCTGTCGCCTAATTTGCGCAGCAGTTCTACCTGCCATGTGTCTGGCTCTGAGTAGTCTTCAAGTAGCGTTCCCTCAACGCCCCATGGGTAACTGGCTAGAACAAAGCCTAAGGGGTCATCGCCATAACTGGCAACGTCCATAATTAACTCGTCCTCTGTCATTGGTTCACACCAGTCTGCTACTGTCATGCGGTAAATTGTACATGGGTACAGGTTTATGTGCAATGGGTGGTGGTTTATGTGCCGTGGAACATCGGCTATTTGGTGTCGTGGAACACTCCGTGAAACATAGGAGGTATTTGCGGTATTAGCACATTTGAAATATTTTTAAAAAAATTTATTCTATAAATGCCTAAGAGGACATACTGGACATACCGCAAATACTTATTAATAAAATTATACACTTAGAAGG